CGGGTACGTGCTGGTCACCGTCTTGACCGCAATGCCGTTGTACTGCTGCTGGTTGATCAGCTTGATGCCGTACGAGACGTTGGTCTGCGGGTCGCGGAAATAAGTCGCATCGTCAATCAGAATAGGGCGATTGCCAACAAAGTTGCCCGTTGGCCCCAGCGTGCGTGTAATTTCGTTGGGTGGCCACAGAAAAACTTGGTCTTCCGTACAAAACACGGCCAAACGCTCAGTGTTCCATGAATCAATCATCTGATTCAAGGCGGTCAGGCCGTCTTGCATTACCGATGCAGAAGAAGTTTCACCCTCTGCCAGCACACCCAGCAACCGCAAGGCTCGGTTAATTTGATCGCCAGCAGTAGTGGCCATGTCTGCTCCTTATTCTGCCGCTGCTACCTCTACAGGTGGGCGGCTACGACGACGTTTGGGTTCCAGCTCGTTGACTGGCGCCGCTACTTCGGGAGCCGAAGGCGTGTCGGGATTATACCGTTCCCATCCGTTTTGTTCATCAAAATCGGCTTCCAAATCCATGTTGGCAATTTTGGTGCCGTGTTTAGGGTGTTGAAGATAGATTATCGGCATCAGTGTCTTTCTGTAGTTCTGGTTCCGGCGTGTCAAGCCGTGTCAACAGCATTTTGTACGCGGCTGAAACAGCTTGAGCTTGACTCAGGAAGGCTTGCGCCTTCCCGATCTCTTGCTCTAACGTCTGAATCTCAGACTCAACAAACTCTCGACTAATTTCCATTAGGCAACGGTGCTGACCATAACGTAATAAGTTACACCGCCGCTGGTCACTGGAATCGTGTGTGTAACGACGGGCGAACCAACCTTGGCACGGAACACACCGGTTGCGCTGACTGCAGGCATGGCAGCAAAGTTACCAACTTCGCCAGTGCCGCTGTTAGTTACGCGCAGGAACGAGGTGTTGCTCCAAGTGCCGCCGGATGCAAAGTCCGAATCCAGTTGGAGAGCCGCCAGCGTGCCACCTGGATTGGTGGACGAACCGCCGATGGTTGCACGAATAGCGTTAGCTGCACCGCTAATTGTGCCGGAGCCATTAATTGATGCGCTGATGTGTGCGCCGTTGATGGTGCCTGCAGTAGCTGCGTTAGCGCCGGTTACCGTTGAAAGCGCGCGGATAGTTTCACCCGAGCCAGTCGAGGTAAAAGTCAGACGCTGATACGTCAGACGTGTATCGCCCGAAGTTGCCGAAGTAGTGGCGTAACCACCGTTCAGAACACCAGACGAAGTAATTTGAATTGGCGCACCGGCAGAACCAACTTGCACTGAATCAAATTCTGGGTCAGCAAATGCGACACCAATAGCTTTAGTATTTGGCATGATAAACCTTTCTGTCTATTCCAAAAAAGGAGTGGCCAAGGAGCCGAAGCCCCTTGGTTTAACTTTAAGCAGTACGATACAGAGCCCAAGTTATGTCGCTGGTTTTACGAGCAACAAACGAAGCCGAAGTACCGTCACTGATGGTTAGCGAACCAACGATTGTCCAACCAGTACCTGAACCAGCGGCCATTGTGATGTCGCCAGAACCAGTACCAATGTTGATTACCGACCAGCTAAAAGTGCTGCCAACTTTAGCACTAGATACCAGATCGTTAACGCCTGTAGTAGCACCTGACGTTACTACGATAGGCATTGTGTAAGTTGTGCCGGTTGAACCTGGGTTAGCGATCAAAATGCCACCCGTAACTTCAGCAGCAGTCAAAGTAACAGCGGTTACGCCAGTTTCAGTGGTAGGAGCGGGCAGATAGCCCAAAACTGGTTCGTTAAGATTGCCATCGCCGAGCTGGTAGCCACCAGCGCCATTAGGAAGAGCCATGATAGTTCCTTTCAAATAGAATCGTTAATGGGGGCCGAAGCCCCCACCAGTGCTTAGCCCCAGATACGGCAAGCCATTTGCGGACGGATTGTGCTAAAGCCGTACAGAACGTCGATACGGCAAGGCAGACGGTCGTTGTTGATGTCGTACTGACGAACAATACGCATCGAAATACCGTTGTGGACTTGGCGGGAAGCCATGTCAACGCCTTGTGGCATCAGCAAGTCAGCGGTCGCAAAAGTGATCGCATCTTTGTGGTAAACGAGGTTCTGTGCGTACTGGCCAGTAGCATTACCCACCATAGTGACAGCCGCGCCCGAAGCAGGCAGTGAAGTCACAGTAGCCAGAGCTTGCGAAGCCGAGAACAGCGCTGGGCTGATCGACAGCGTAGCAGTTGACGAGCCAGTAGCAGCGGCAGTCACAACGAACTGTTGCAGCGAACCAGTCGACTCACGGGTTTGTGGGTTGACAGCGAACACGTTAGCGATGGTAAACACGTCGCCGACGTTCCAGGTCTTGGCCGAGCCGGTGAAGCTGATTGGCAGGGTTGACTGACCTTCGGTCGTGACAGTCGAAGTCACGGTGATGGTAGTACCCCAATCGCCGTTAGTGTGTTGCTTGATCGACTGAGACATGTTGACTTCGTCGAAGCCCAGCACGCCCATGCCCATCATGCCGTTTTTGAACTGGCGGCTGATGGTGTCGTAGCGTGGCGACATCACAGCTGCGTTTTCGTTCAGCTTCTGCTGAGCTTGCAGCAGAACGAGCGAAGTCGACGGGGTGGTGCCTGGGGTGCCAACTGTGTTGCCGATTGCTTTGTATGCGTTAGCAACGTCAGCATCGATGCTGGAAGCCAGCTGCGAAATACGAGGCTTCAGTACACGCTCTGCGAAATCATCCAACTGCATGGTGAGTTCAGCGGAGGTGAAGTTCACGCCGATATGCTTCTGCGAAGCAACCGTCAGGGTGGTGAACTGTTCGTTGTCGTCCTGCACTTGCAGCGCAGCGCCGTCAGTAACCAGAGCGCGGTCTGGTAAACGGATACGCAGTGTAGAACCAATTTTTGCGCCTTCAACAGCGAAAGAATCGTCGTACTGACGATTGACGTTACGCGTGATCACCAGGTTGTTCTCGAGGATTTCGAGCGCCTTGCGGGTGATCATGTCGATAGTAAGAATCGAGTTTGCCATGATAGTCCTTAAAAAAATTAGCGGTTACGTTGAGCTTCCCACTTCTTCATCTGGCGCTGGCGATCCGCCTCAATCCACTCCGACGTGCTCATATTTTTGATTGAGCGTGGGTCGGTGGTGTCATAAGACGGCGTACCAGAGCCTCTGCCCGATATGGGTGCGATAGGCGGTGGGGCGCTTGTCGTTTTCTTCAAAACCGGCTCAGAAGCAATTTTTGCTTCAATCTTGCCGATCTCTTTGGCCTGTAACATGGGCGAATTCAGTGCGGCAATACGCGCGGCTTCTTTCGGATTTGAGCCCAAATAATACGCAATATCAGGGCCAATATCCGACGCTTGAATTGTCTCAGCCATCGCGTTAGAGATTGGCAGCTTCGGGTTGTAAGCGACTTGTTCAAAGTCGTCATACTTACCTCGGGCTTCTTCTTCCCTGTCGTGATACGCCTCAAGCAAATCCATGCGTTGCCGTTCGAGTTCACGCTTGGCCAGTAGTTCTTCCGCTTTGCGTGCTGCCAGTGCATCGGCATACGCATCAACGGAATCAAACTGCTCTGGCGGCGGTAACTCTGCAGGTGTCACAGGCGCTGTTTGCGCTTTGCGACTCTGCTCGCGTTCCCACTTCCTTTGCTCTCTTGCAAGCCTTTTGCCTACGATGGCATCCAATTCTTCTTGTGTGAAGGTCTTGGTCTGCTGCTCGGTCGGCTGTTCATTCTCCGGCGCTAGTGTTTCTTCAGCTACAGGCTCTGCCGTCGGTGCCTGTTCTGGCGCGGGTGAATCCGCTAACTGATTTTGAAGCTCTTCTGACATAACTGATTCCTGAAGAATCCCCGGTCAAATGGGCCGGTACAGTTGCTAAATTATGCACCTAAGAAATACGGTGTCAAGGTGAAAACTGAAAAGGTGTGTGTTTATTCGTAAGCCACGGTGTATTCAATGGTGTTTCCAATGTCAATATAGAGCCCCTTGCTAAACCACAGACCAGCAGGGAAACTGACATGTTGCGTGCCCGCCGTTGGCGTCACCGTAGCAACAATTTTAGGGTCGTTGGTGTCGGCAGTAGCACTGTCGTATATCGCAAACGTGCCGCTAGAAGTGGTGGAGATATACACGCCGTACAGTTTGCCGCCACCAATTTTAATCTGCTTGTCGGCGCTGCCTTGAAAATAGAGTGCCATGATGTGTCCTTACGCTAAGAATTTCAGTTTGTAAATCGTGGACAAGTACAGCCCAACGATCTCGTCAATAATGTTTTGTAGCGGGCTGTCCGCCTTATCGACGACCTTGTACCGCATCTCTTCAATTTCTTCAAGCTGGTCTTGCAGAAACTCCAAGATGTTGCCCGGCTTTTTGGTCGACTGCAGCGAAATAGCGCCGATTAGCCCGTGACGGCCTTGGTAGGCTTCCGCAAACTTGTCCGCTAAGTCAACAATATCGTTGTAAAAACGGCGTAACGCCTTGTGTTTAGCGTAGCTACGGGTGTTCAGGTGCACCGAATGGGCCACATCACGGCCCAAAAACAGAATACCTACGAAGTTTGCGCAATTCATAGTCGTGGTTCCTCAGGTGGCATTTCGCCCATTTCTGGCGGCATCATGCCCATTTCCGGCGGCATTTGTTGCATGTCAGGGGGCATCATGCCCATTTCTTCGCCCATTTGAGGCATTTCGCCCGGCAGCTCGAGGCCACCTTCGCTCATGGCCAAGTCGCCAGTGCTCATAATGTCGCGCAGGGTCTGCATGACGACGTCTTGCACCTGATCGGGCGACATGGCGGCGCCAACCGCCGACAGACGCTGTGTTTCGGCCTGATACGCCTTGATTTCGGCTTCGAAGTTCTTGCGCTCCAAGTCCTGCACCTCGACCGACTGGCCGACGTTTTGCAACATTTGTTGCATTTGCTGCAGCTCTTGGCCCATCGCTTGCATCTGCTGCTTGGCCATCTGCATTTCGGGCGACTCGTCGCTGCCTTCCAAAATCTTCGGATCGATGATCTTGGCAAAGCGTGCCGCCATCTCTTGCGCGCCAGGCCAATCCATGTTCTTGATGAACAGGTCGCCTGCAACCTGCCAGAGCTGCGGGTTGGACTGCAGAATCATGCCCATTGCGTCCAGTGCTTCCTGACGCTTGGTCAAGTAAGACGGGCCGGTGGTCACCACCACGTCGTACTTACCGACGCTGGGGTTGTAAATCTTATCGATGACGATGTCGTTCTGGTCACGAATCTCTTTGACCGCTTCCTGCTGCATCGGGTCGAGCTTGACCATCTCGGTGTCGCCGTCGACGCCAATGATGCGGGCAATCCGCTGGGTGTCGTAAATCTTCGGGATCAGGCCAACAATTTGACGGGTAACGTGCCTAATAGCCCGCGCCAGATTGTCCACGTAATGATAAGTGCCAGTATCAGACTGACGCTCTCGCGCCAAAATCGCTTTGCCGGATCGCTCGTTAGACGTTGCGCCCAAGCTCGTATCGTACTGGCCAGTCGTTGACTTGATATCATCAGACGCCCCCATCTTGGCTTGGATCAGCCCGGTCTGCGGCAGTGGTGGCGCAGCGCGCTGCGGTAGCGGCAGCACAGCACCCGAACCATCCGTCACGTCGGGGTTGACCTCTAGATACGGCCAGTTTTGCGTGTTGGCCGTCTTCCACTGCATCTCGTAGCCTTCGAACTGGCCACCATACCCAATGAACGGTGCCTTGGGCGCCAAGGCCAGCATCTCGGCTTCTTGGCTTGTCCAGTAGTTGTACATGCGCTGGGCATCCTTGGCATTACGCACCAGACCCGACACGTACAGCTTACCGTCGACTTCAAATTCGTTACCAATGACACGGATCACCGGAATCCAGTGGCCTGCCCAGTCGTTCGACTCGAGCATCTCGTAGCCGTTGGTCTTGCACCACTTGACCCGCTTGGCATTCACCTCACGGGTGCGGATAGGCTTGATGCCCATCTGCTTCATCTGCTTGGCCTCGGGCGAACCCTCGAACGCTGTGATGTTGCCTGGGTACAAATGCAGCGTGGCCCTTTCATACTCGATGTAGTAATACTCAGCAATCCTGACCGTATCCTGGTTAATCCAGACCGAGATTGACTGGTCGCCCACACCTTGCGATTGCAGGGTTGAGAGCGGGCTGGCGTCTGGGAACATGCGCTCGTAGTCGGAACGCTGCAAGTCTTCGGTAATGAAGCACCACTTAGCATCCGCGCCGCACGGGTCTTGGATGGTTGGATCCATGTAAACCGAGAAGCTGTTGCGGATGCGTGCGATCTTGATGTCTTGATCGAACGTGTCGTCGTCGCAGTATTCCGTCAGGATGCGGATGTAGCCTTCGCCGTAGGCGACTTGGTTCTCGCAGGCGGTGTCGTAGGCGACGTCGGCGTCCGAGATGTACTCGATGTGCCTGACCATACCGTTGTAGATTTCGGCGACTTCAGGGTCAGCGCGGTCGTCAGCGGGTATAACTTTGCCGCTCGGACGGTTTTGTCTTTGGTCATTGGTGACCTGCCGTACGTGCTGGGGCAGCTTGTTGATCGTCAGCGTCGGGCGGGCGTTGATGGTCTGCCCTTGCACGGCACCACGCGTTGCCAACACGTCCGCTGGCCACTGCCAGTGGTTATCAGGTGAGCCTGCATAAAAGCGCAGGTCGTCTAGTTCGTCTTCCCGGCTCTCAGACAGCGCAGAAATGGCCATAGTTAGCCGTTTGCGCATGGTCGACAACACATCCTGTGTGTCTTTCTTCATGTCGTCTGACGGCGGGTTCCCGCCAATATCAGCGACTTTTGCCGCTTTATTTATGCCGGTGTAGTCCATTTATTTCGTCTTTTTGGCGGGTTTTGCCGCTGCCCGCTTGGTTGCGTACGCGATTGCGACTGCCTGTTTCACCGGCTTGCCGCTTTTGACCTCGGTACGGATGTTCTGTTTGAAGGCTTTTTCCGATTTTGACTTCATCAGCGGCATGTTACTTCCCCTTCTTCGCCGTTTTGGCTGATTGCTTGAACGCTTTAGCCGTCGGTGCGCCGGGCGAACCAGGTTTACGCATCTTTTCGCCGCTTCCGGCCTTGATGCGCTCGCGTTTAGCGTGAATGTTTGCGTACAGTCCTGGGTCGCCTGGCTTTTTCATCAGCATTTCCACCTTTTCAATGACGCTTTGGCGCGCTCGCCATCTTTTGCCTTCGCCGCTACCGCACCCATGCGGGCACAGAACGACTTTTTCCTGCCCTCATCCGCTTTCGTCTTCGGATTCGGTGCAGGCGGCTTTAGATTCGAGCCCGTCTCGCGGTTGTACTTCTCACGTCCCTTGGCGGTCAAGCCAGCACCCTTGCTGACGGGCAACTTCTCGCCTCGTCCAACGCTTAGCGACACGCCTTTCTTAGCCATCACGCGCCCATCCAACCGGTCGCGGCGACTGGTCGCTGCGTGTAGCCATCACTGCGCCGTGCGGCACGCTCGTAGCCAGACTCGCGGCTGGCCACCGGAAACGCGAACGTCACCGCGAGGGCGTCTGCTGCATCCGGCGAGGCGAGGCCGCGTGACTTCATCTCTTTCTTGCCTTCCAAATAGATCGTGCCTGACGAGTCGGGCTTCTTCATCGGGCCGGTCAAGTCCGCTTTTAACTGCCGATCGTTCGGGATGCTGGCCGTCTTCAGCCACTCCTTCATCGCGCCCCACATCTCAGCGCGCTTGTTACCCCACATGACCGGCTTGCTGGACTTCCAGCCGAAGTTTACTCCCCGCACCTTGTATCGCTGTTCTTTTAACCTGTCAAGTATGCCGTAGCCAAGACCACCTTCGTCGATGATTGTCAGTGCTGGCCGGTACTCTTCAATCGCGTCGATCACCCGTCCGACGGTCGTCATGGTGTCCTCGCCGTGGTAGCGTTTGATCGCTACCAAGTCGCGTCCTTGCCGGACGACGATGACGGTTGCGTCCGCGCCGCCGCGAGCTGGGTCAACGCCGATAACAATTGGCGCCGTTTCGTCCTTGTAGCGTGGCCGACCGGCGGCGTCGTCGATAGCACTCGCACCAATAAACTGATCTTCGCCAGCCGATGGAAATTCACCGTAGACTTCAACCCGAGCCTGCGGCGAATCTTCGCCATACTCCGCAATGATCTGCTCATAGATTTGCTTGTCCGTATCTTCGACTGTGCGTGAGTCGATGTTCTCCGTCTGCCAAAAGTTACGCTTGGCATGGAAGCACTCGTAGAAGTAGCCTTGATTACGCCGCGGGTTGCTGAAGGCAAACCAATACCGGTCTAGGATCGGTTCGGTAAAAAAGCCCGCACCGACTGACCAGATGGCGTCGGGAATACCCGAGGCCTCATCAAATATCAGCATCATGCCGTCGTGGTTGTGGACACCGGCGTAGCTGTCGGGATTCTCTTCCGACCACAGCTTACCCTCGGCTGCCCAGTAACGTGTACCTTTCTTCAAGTCGCGCTCGACCAGCTCAGTCAGCCACTTGGCGGGGGTGAGCTTAGTTGCGCTGATCTCCCACCAGTGGTTGTTGATCACCATCGCTTGCCACTTAGTCAGCTCACCCCACGTCACTGACCGGAGCTGCGCTTCACTGTTGGCTGACACTATGACACTAGAGCCGATGCGGGTGGTCAGCATCCATAAGACGAGCCAGCTGACTAGGGCCGACTTGCCGATACCGCGACCAGACGCGACCGCTGTGCGCAGGGCGTCCATGTTTAGTTGGCCACGGTTGTCTTTCAAATGCTGGGCGATGCGTCGCAGTATCTTGCGCTGCCAGGTGCGCGGCCCTTTGAACTTGGCCAGCGGCGTATTTTGTTGCCCCCACGGGAAGGCGAACAGCACGAACGCCTCGGGGTCGTCGGCTATCTGTGGCGCCCATAGGCGCGCCATCAGTAGCTGTTCGCCCTCGGCGTCATAGATCGGCTGTTGCGCCATTATTTAAGCCTGCCTTTAATGCTTACTGGTATAGAATTTTCGCCGGATAAATACGCTTGGCCTAACGCAGTTTCATTACCTGCTGCAGTAGCCGCTAGTGAAGTTATCAATCGTTCTGGTGCGCTCATAGCTGCGTAATTTTTTCCCTTATCGCGCAGCGCTTCATTATTAAAATCGTATCTGTCGTAAATTTCATAGCTGCCTGTGGCAGGGTCAACTTTATACCTAAATCGGCCTAAAGTTTTATTCCACCCTGCAGGGTCATCGTACCGATATAACGGGTCGGTAGTATTTGCCGGTAAATAATCGTCATATGAAAACGCAAAGTCGGTAGGGGTTTTTCCTTCCGCAGCTTCGCGCAGTTGTTTTGCTTGCGTCTGCAATTTTTGCGCGGCGCGCACCGAGCGTTCGTAACTTTCTTTTGTGTTTTTATTGTTTGGGTTAAAGGCGCGGGTTGCATAATCAACTTGGTCTTTAGCCTCTTTTTCTAGCTTAACTGCGTCTCGCAATAAATCGGGTTTTGGACGGTTAAAAAAAGCCGACTTTTGAGCGTAATGCGATTTTACTAAGTTATCTAAATTTGCAAGTTGCGCGGACGTAAAATCTTCGTTTGTTATGGGTACGTTAGTGCGGCCAGTAAAAGATTTTAGTAATGACTCACCATACGTGCGTGCGCGCATATCCGTGTTTTCACGGTAAAAGTCCGCTAACGCGTTAACCGGCGTGGGCGCGAGTGCGTTCTGTGGCATGTTCCAGATACTCCGGCTTCTGTTCGGTGATCAGACCGTCGATGACGCGTTCCTGCGCCTGTTGCAGCGCCTGCGTGATGCTGATCCGGTTCGTGATGTCGACACTAATCTCTTGACGGGCTGTCCAGCCGTGGCTGTGCTGCAGTATGGCCAGCGCTGCCTTGCTGTCGCCAGCGCGGGCTGCCTCACGCAGGTGCATGGAGGCCTCCATCTCGGAGTCAGCGCGACCCTTCTGTTCTGCCATCGCAGCCACCGGATCTAACTCGCACAGCTGTCTGTATTCAGTAGGCAGC